TTAGTCTTTGGGCATTTGATTTCCACGGCTCCAGTGGTTCCGATGTAGCCATCAGGTGACATCATAAGTATGGGCCATTCGCTTGACTGAATCAGGCATGGGTGGTCTACCTCATGGCCTGTGATGTTGGAATACTCCTGGATGGCGAGCGGTTCAAGGTCGATGCCGCGTTGCATCTCTTCTGAAACGAAGTCATCATCATCGGTGAGGCCTGTTTCTTCCTCGGCTATTAGTTCATCCAGTAGGGATAGGTTGTCTTTGGCCAGCATCTTCTTTAGGCGTGTTCCTGTTATCTTACCGATACGGATTTGGTGCCATTCGTGGCTGCCTTGGTCGCAGTTGTGTATGATCATGCTACACCTCCCTTCTTTGCATCCTTTGCCTTGATGACATCGGGGTGACCTTGTTCCTCCTTTGTCAGTGAGGTATAGGCTTTCTTAAGCTCATCCAAGGTGGTGGCTGCGTTGATTGTAGCGATGGCCTTGGTAGGGTCAACGGTTACCGATTTGGGAACAAAGTCACGGACGCGCAAGGCATCCACATCCTCACCGAAGGCACGAACGCGGCGGGCATAGATTTGGATTTTCTTTCCAGTCCACTGCTCCATGTAAGGTGTCTGATGCACCTTGGAGATGGTCTTGGCGTTGGTGTTGTTCAGGATCATCGGCTTGACTTGTTCCACGAATTGTACTACGAGGCAGTCTTGTTTCTTGCCATCGGTTCCTACGACTTGTTCTAGGCCGCATGATTTGATTGTGAGGATGATTTCCTCACCTGGTTGGAGCGCATATGCTCCGATGTAGTCTGGATTTTTTAGCTGTTTCCAGTGGGTTAGTTTGTCTGACATTTGCTGTAAGAGTTTAAGAAGGTTGGTAATGGTTTATTGAATGATATGAGAATTGATTCGGTTTTGTGGTAGTAGACTATGCCTGCCACGACTCTGATTATCCGCACGCGCTCACCTGTGAAGGTGTTTCGCCAGGTGCTATTCGCCTTCGGTTCTTCCATCGCCTAGGATGCTTAGTACCATGTCATCCCCTTTGGTCAGCTGGATGGCTTTCCAATAGCCATGCTTGTAGGCTGATAGGTTCACCTTGCTGATGTGGTCTACTAGCTCGGTAAACTGCTGATCATTGATGATCTTTTCGCGATAAAGCTTGGCGATTGGTTCGAGCAATTTGCGACCGCTTAGGTCGAGTTGGTTAATTAGTTCTGTTGCTGTCATGATTGATAGTTGTCTTGGATATAAGATTTGGTGAGCCATGATAAATCGTAAATGGCAGGGTCAATGATATAGGTTCCTGTGGGGTCCCATATATCAAGTACCTTGTAATAGGTCGGCCATCTATCTTCTAGGTTATTCCATTCGATGTAAAGGTCAACCGAGGTGCCATCAGTGGGGTGTTCAATGTAGTAGTTAGCCTGCATGTTTTATTCTTACGTTTTTATTGTGTTGGTCTATTTGTTCTGCGGTCGGGAGTCCGTGTTGCGCCCAGTAGTGGCGAAGGCGGTCCAGCATTGATAGGTTTATGCCGCCTCTAATGGTATCGGTTTGGTCCATACGGATTGGCAGGCCTTGGGTGATTCGTTTGTTAAAGTTTTCAATGTCCATTTTCTTTTAAGGATTTTAGGAATAAATAAACACTTACGGGAATCATGATAAGGGCGGCCAGGTAGTTTTCCTGATCGGCAGCGGCCATTGCAATGAATGTGGCGGCGAATGCAAGTAGGGTTGTTTTCATGTTTGCTGTTTGGTTGTGGGGGGTTGTTAACCCCCCGATTGGATTATTTTGATTCGTTAGCAATTGCACATTCAAGAGAAAAATTCAATTCTTTAAGTTCTTCAAGTAATGATTCAATGTTTGATTCTTTAAATAGTTTTTGCATTTCATCAGTTGGAATAACTCTCCTCGCTTGAGCAAGTTGAATTTTAACTTCGTGAATGTTCATTTGGATTTGTTCAATTTGTGTCATTGTTTGATGTTTTTAATTGTTTGACTTATTTGATGAGGCAAAGATATACAAAATTGTATAGTTCCAACAAAGTAACCCCATTATTTTTGTAACTCTTTGATTATTAGCCTAATTATTTTTATTTATTTTTAGTTGGTCTTGTTTGGCTGTTACAATTTTATATATTTGCGCCATGCAATTGAAAGATTATATCAAGGGTACGGGTCTCAAGAACGAGTATATAATCAATGCGATGGGCATCCATCGTAACATATACTATGCAGGCTTGAAAGACCCATCGGTATTCAATAAGGATCACCTGAGCAAGCTGGCCAAGGTATTACGGTGTAAAAAATCTGAATTAATTGAAATCATACGAGGACCCCAGAATCCAGGATCTGATAATCGATAGCATCGAGATAGGTCTTAACATCAAGTTACTATTGGCTTCCACCGGTATCGATCATGATACCTTTATGCACAAAGTAGAATTTAACAAGTTCACCCATGGCGAAGAAAAGCTTATTCGGAAAGTTATCAAGGATTGGCGCAAGGCTAATGCGATATTTTGACTACATCGAGAAAGAAAGAATGAAAGCGAAAATATATTGTAACCACCCATTAAACCATTAAACATGATCTACAAGATTTCAACGGCAGTGCTGTTATTGGGATTGATATTCCTAGGCACAAGGCTGAAGGTGTCCAAAGACATCGCCGATAAGGCATTATTGAAGAACTCCGAGCTTAACGATAAGATTAAGTTTTTGGAGGATAAGTTAATCGTAACCATCAAGGATTACGACTATTTGTTGGAGCAGAACGCTACGCTTATAGTGACCCAGAACGAGACTAAATTCACTAATTCAAAACCATTAATCATTTACCGCAATGCTGAAAAAGACAATATTAACCATGATGCTTCTGAGCAGTACATTGAGTTACTCTCAACACGCTACGGAGACTGACAGCCTAATCTACACGCCTCAATATTTGTTCGAGCTGATGGTTGCCGACCTTGAGCAGTGCGACCTGGACAGGATTGAACTTAAAAAAGCCAAGGCTGAACTGTCTTTGATTTACGTTGACCTTGCCAAGGAGCAGGCGGCGAAGGCTGAACTGAGAAAGCAGATCACGGCTTTGAGCCTGTTTAATGATAGCCTGACCACATCCAATATGATGATGGCTATGGAGAATCAGCGCAAACAGGATAAGCTAAAGAGGCAGAACCGTTGGTGGAAGTTTGGCACTTTGATGGGGGCGATATCAGCCATTGGAGTTCATTTAAACTGGAAAGAAAGCTGGATCGAGTGGGGGCAAAAGCGTTAATAACAGGCATCACAGGTCAGGACGGTGCGTATCTTACCGAGCTTCTGCTTAGTAAGGGCTATGAGGTTCATGGCATCAAGCGTAGGAGTTCAAGCCTGAACACCCAGCGCGTTGACAGGTTCTACGACCATCCTAGGTTTAAGCTTCATTACGGAGATGTGACCGATGCGGTCAACATGCACCATCTGATTAACCAGATCAGGCCCGATGAGATTTATAACCTAGCGGCTCAGAGCCATGTGGCTGTCAGTTTTGAGATGCCATTATACACGGTCAATGCGGACGGCACCGCGATTCTCGGCATCCTTGAGGCGGTCCGTTTGCTTGGCTTGGATTGCAAGATTTACCAGGCAGGCACTTCTGAGATGTTTGGCAATGCCCCGGCACCGCAGAACTTAGATACGCCGTTTATGCCCTGCTCACCTTATGCCTGCGCTAAAGTGATGGCGCATCACCTTATGGTTACTTATCGTGAGGCTTATGGGATGCACTGCGTGAATGGTATTCTGTTCAACCATGAATCGCCGTTGAGAGGTGAGACGTTTGTAACTCGCAAGATAGTCGATGCGGCCAAGGCTATTTATCATGGAAGGCAGAACATATTAAAGCTTGGCAACCTTAATGCCGTGAGGGATTGGGGCCATGCCAAGGATTACGTCAGGGGTATGTGGCTTATGATGCAATACCCTACCGCCGAAGATTGGATTCTCGCCACTGGACAAACATGCACGGTCCGCGAATTTACCACGATGGTTTTTGCAAAGCTTGGAGTTAAATTACACTGGGCTGGCACAGGACCAAACGAGGTTGGGATGGACAACAGTGGCAGGATCCTCGTTCGGGTGGATGATAAGTACTACCGCCCCAATGAGGTCGAGTATCTTCAGGGCGATCCTATCAAGGCTTATGAAAAGCTAGGCTGGGCGCATGAGTTTACGTTGGATGACCTTATCAATGATATGATGAATGCGTAGGGACGCTCGCATATGGGTCACAGGGCATACCGGCATGGTCGGCAGGGCTTTGATGGATAAGCTCCAGAGCGAGGGCTATTATAATCTGTTGGTGCCATCGATTAGGTTTGACTTGCGTAATCAGCAGGCCGTGAACGATTGGTATGAAGCGGTGAGGCCTGAGTATGTTTTCCATTGCGCTGCGATGGTAGGTGGAATCAAGGCTAACAATCAGTATCGGGCTGACTTTATCTATGATAACCTAATGATGGAGGCCAATGTCATCCACGGTGCTTATAGCTATGGCGTGACTAAGCTTCTGTTCTTAGGGTCAAGCTGCATTTATCCGCGCGTTTGTCCGCAACCTATAAAAGAGGAATATTTGCTAGGTGGCTTTTTGGAGCAGACCAATGAACCTTATGCCGTGGCTAAGATTGCAGGTATTAAGATGGTCGAGAGCTACCGCAAGCAGTACGGATGCGACTTTATCAGCGCGATGCCATGTAATCTTTACGGACCGCATGATAACTTTAACGTTGAGACAGCCCATGTGATACCTGCCCTAATGATGAAGCTTAAGGCCAGCAAGGATCTGCATGTATGGGGTAACGGTAATGCTCGCCGTGAGTTCATGCACGTTGAGGACTTGGCCGATGCATTGTACTTTCTGATGTGCAATTATTCCGATGATTTACACATCAACGTAGGCACTGGCCGTGATATGACAATCAGCGACCTTGTTGATGCCTTGGTCGATGTCAGCGGTTGGAGCGGTTCAGTGACGTTTGATAAGACCGTAGCTGAAGGAACTTTGGCGAAACTACTTGATGTGAGGCGAATCAATCAGCTTGGCTGGACTGCTCAAATAAATATTTATGAGGGGTTGGAATGCACATGGAATTGGTTAAATTCGGCACATGGGAAAGGCGATATTAGAGTTTAACCTAGAGGATCCTGATGATCGTAAGGAGCATTTCAGATGCACCAAGGCTAGGGATATGGCTATCACTCTTTGGAATATTAGAACCGATTTGCTTAGTCGAATGAAGATAACCGAGCGTGATTCGCAGGAGTATATCAACGGCGTAGAAGATACGGTCCATCAGGTTAACATGATGCTTGATGAATGGGATATAAACATCGATGAACTCAATTGATTACCATAACTTTTTAAGCCATCATCGGCGCGAGGTCATTAGGTTGTCTCAGACCGATGAGGTTAATTTATCTCAGAAGATGAGGCTGACCGGTTATGCCAGGGCTTTGGCAAACCGATTAGATGAGATGGCCTCAAGGATTTACATTCAATTTGAAATAGATGAACATCAGCCAGCACATAACGTGGGCGGAAGCGACAAAGAGTCAGACGGCCTTACGGTTGGGGATTACAAACAAGCCCAAGGCGAAGGATCTTGAAGCGATGCGATTAGTCGCATTGAATTGCTTTGAGCCATTACGCGTTTGGTGGGCCAAGCCTATTGGCATCAGTTCTTTTTACCGTTGCCGTGAGCTGAACGAAGCGGTTAAAGGTTCGGCTACCAGTCAGCACATGAAAGGTCAGGCCATCGATATCGATGCGGATATTTTTAATAATGGCCTGAGCAATTATCAGATATTTCATTGGCTAAAGGATAACGTGGACTTTGACCAGCTGATATGGGAGTATGGGAATAGCAGGGAGCCTGCTTGGGTTCATGTGAGCTACGTTGGTCCGCTAAAGAACCGAAACCAGATACTTCACATACGATGACCGACCCCAAGCAGAAAGCCCAGGAGATATACTTCCAACATTGGTTTGAGATTTATAGCAAGCTTGCCAGACAGGCCCAGCGCGAGGCGTTGGATGAGCTTGATAACAAGATAATTTTCGATGCTGAGAATTCTACCTATTGGACCGAGGTGAAAAAGAATTTGCTCGCAATCGTATAGGGACCATCGCGCCTACTCCCCATGCCCTGTTATAAGGGTCGAATGATCCGTAAATAAATAGGTCGCGCCTGGTAAGGTAGCCGACCGATCCGACTAGGTTCATGCGGTCAGAGCTTTGCACCATGCCTCCAATCATGACCATTGAAGGCCTTGAGTGAACGTTAGTGATGGTTTGGATTGGAATCTTTAGGCGATGGGTAAGCTCGCGTGATACTATCTTATTTTGGCTTATTACTTCTTTTAAAACGATTTTAAGCGTATCGGTATCTACCGAGTCCAGATATGTCACCTCGCTAAAGAAAGCCCTTAGAATGGCTCCTGTATCGACCTGAGCAGGCATAGGCTGATTGACTATATTGATGGGCTGGCCGGGTGGTAGATTGATAGTCTGAGGCGGTAGGTTGACTAT